CCGTATTACCGAAGATTGGCGATGATAGCGTGATATTTATCGAGAAGTGTGGAAACGACTTCTTTCAGATGAAGAGAGACCAGCCAGATCCTTATGGAACTGTCTATGGTCCTCGCGTCTGCGTAAATGGACCTATTGATCAGCCATACATGCAGGCGGATAGATATTTGTTCTATCGTCTCGACAAAGATGGCACAGTGAGCTTTGGCGAATACGGCGGTAGCTGGATCGATCCGACTTGGCTGAAGGATACAGTACAGATGTGCTGCTCTCCTCAAATGATATTCTGCAAGAACTGGGACAATCCTAAATACGCTCCAATGGCTGGCGGACCTGGCATTCTCACAGCTCCGTATTACCAGGCATATTTTGGACGTACAAAAGACGGCAAGTTCTTTGCAGGTAAGACTCTTGGTCGGCTTAGCGCCAAAACCGTTTGGACCTACTTCCGTGAAAACTTTGGAGTATCTGACATGGCTTTCATGGACGGTGGCAGTGTTGAGGGGCATCCTGGATCTGCTCAGCAGATGTACTGGGATAACAACAAAAACGAAATGGTCTGGGTCGGTGATACAGAAAACCGGGCCGTCCGTGATATTTTGGCATTTTACAAACCAGCAGCCGATGATGATGTAATCATCGCTCCAGAACCTCCTCAGATGGATCCTAAAGATCAGGAGATTTCACGGCTTCGTCTCGAAAACGAACAACTTAAAGCTAAACTTGCAAAGGTTAAGGAGATTGTCGATGAGTTCTAACCGGGTAGTAGTCCCGGTCGAGCAGTATGACAGGGCAATTGAGCTTAACAAAAAATTATTGAAAGAGAACACAGATCTGAAAATTCAGATCTCGCATTTACAAAAAGAATTAGCAAAGCTGCGGGAGGCGAACCTATATGTCAATTGAACAGATTATCCCGTGGATCATTTCATGCGTATCCATTGCCGTAGCGGTATACTTCGGTACACGAACACAGAAGCGAGCAGATGCTGCTGAAGTTGAGAAAGAGAGTACAGTTACCGCTACGATGATGGTGAAGCTGGAAGGCATCGCGGATGATATTAAAGAGATCAAATCAGATAACAAAAACATGCAAAGCGAAATGAAAGATTTTCGCGAACGTCTTGCCTTGAATGAGGCTAGCATCAAATCTTTTCATAAAAGGATTGACCACATAGAGGAAAGACTTGGAAGCTAGAAAGGAGCTCGATATGGGGTGCAATGATATTCTTAAAATTGTAATGCCGAGAGGCGACGTAAGACCGCTGCAGTTCGACGTTCTCGAAGCTGACGGCGAAACCATGACCGACATCGAGTTCGATGATATTTACTTCACAGTAAAGAAGAATTTCACCGATAGGGACTTCAAGTTTCAGAAGAAACTTAGTGATGGAACTATCACAAAAGATGACGACGGGCATTACCATACTTTCATCGATTCAACAGACACAGATATTCTACCTTTTGGCGAGTACGTGTTCGACATCGAATTAAAGAAGAGTAATGCCTCTGTTCCAGATATTAAACAGACAACCGTAGGCCGTTTGATCATAACCGAAGAGTCAACATACGCCAGAAACGAGGGATAAGTATGGCGGAGGTTACGAAGTTTAGTGTCAAACTTAAAGATTCTGATACTTTAAACGTGAAATTATCTGACGTCAGCACGTTTAAGGTAAAAATGAAGGGCGATGTCGTAAGGGTGGAAAACGACAATATTCATGTCGACACCACCGCTAACTGGGATTCCCAGATTGAACTCATCGCCAAGAAAAACAACATTTATATTTACTCAGATTACATCAGCGGAGACACCGACATTCCCGGAATGAAGGTGGGTGATGGCACGACATACTTAATCGACCTCCCATTTCTCTCAGGAAATAATGATATTCTTACAAATCACATACTTAATACTGTGATCCATGTGTCTCAGGCTGATCGTGAGTTTTGGAACAATAAAGTAACTTGTTATATTTCCAGCGAAGATCCCGATACGCTGGTATTTTCGTATGATTGAGGAGATTAAAGATGGCCGATTTAAAGAAAATTACACTCCCTTCTGGCACAACGTATAACATTGTTGACCAGGGGGCTCGTGATCTTATTGCAGCACTTGAAGGCAGTACAGCTTGGATTGGCGTGACTACCACACCTCTTACTGACGGATCCACAACTAATCCGATTGTCGTAGCGGGAGAGACCATTACAGCCAAGAAAGGTAACATGGTCGCTTATGGCAAAGCAGAGTTCGTATTTGACGGAACGAAGTGGCAGGAGTTTGGTGACTTGTCCACCCTCGGAGACCTGGCTTACAAAGATAGTGCCACGGGATCTTATACACCTGCTGGTACTGTGAGTCAGCCGACATTTACCGGAACGGAGTACGAATTTAATTTGCACCTTCCGGTTTATACAAAGCAGTGGAGCCAGTCTTTTACAGGCACTTCCGGGTCCGTTAACGCGGACTTTACCCCTGAAGGAACAGTATCAAAGCCTACGTTCACAGGCACAAAAGGGACGGTAAGCGCAAGTTATACGCCCGCTGGATCTGTTTCTAAGCCGACTTTTGAAGGAACTGAAGGCGATATTTCCGCAAGCTTTACGCCTGCTGGAACAGTGTCCAAACCGACGTTCACAGGAACCGAAGGTAATATTAGTGCAAGCTTCACTCCGGCTGGAACAGTTTCAAAACCAGCTGTTAGTGTAAGCCATGCTACTGATACAATCGCAGTAGTAAGTGAAGAAGGGACATTGCCGAGTGCCACAATGCCAACCTTAACAATGAACGTTGCAAATGAAACTTTGACCTTTGGATGGACACCTGGAACGTTCGATCCGGGAACACTACCAGAATATACCGAATTTGAGGCTGTAACTGGAGTCTCTGCAGAACTTGCCGCGGCTCCTACATTTACCGGCACTGCTGGCACAGCTACTGGTAAATTCACACCCGCAGGTACAGTATCCCAGCCCACATTTACTGGCACTTCTGGTACGGCGACTGGCAAATTTACTCCAGAAGGAACGGTTTCAAAGCCGACATTTACCGGAACAGCTGGCACAGCTTCTGGGTCGTTTACTCCAGCAGGTACTGTGTCTCAGCCTACGTTCACCGGTACAGCTGGCACGGCTACAGGAACGTTTACTCCGGCTGGGACAATTGGAGCTCCGAGTGCCGGTTCGTTTGAAGCCTCAGGAACCGTCACATATACCCCTGAGGGAACAGTATCGCAGCCGACTTTCACAGGAACTGGCGCTACGATCGAAGTCGATTAATTCAAAATGGAAGTACCTTTTCCCTATAATTATTAATATATAGTATAATAGCCTCCTAGGAGGTGAAGCTATGTCCGTGTATAAGGACAAAAAACGAGGAACCTACTACGTGTCCTTCAGCCAGAAAGATATTTCTACTGGAAAGTTCAAACATGTAACAAAACGTGGGTTCCTCACCTCGAAAGAGGCTAAACAATGGGAAAGGGAGAATTATGGCAAAGTACGAATACGAAACGTCTCAAAATCCTTCAGTGATATTTCCAGAGAGTGGGAACAAGCCAGCCAAGCATCGCTCGAAGTCCAGCAAAAACACAAAGCGCATTTCGAAAAGCGCTTCGCTGAATTTCAGGATCGGGCCATTGAGAGTATCACTAAAGCTGATCTGATCACTTGGCGCAACGAATTGGCCGAAATGCCATACTCTACAAGAACTAAAAATACGACCATAGCTTACGTTAAGGGGGTGTTCCGGTTTGCAACAGACATGTACGGCGTGCCAAACGCAGCCTCAATGCTCAGGAGCCTAAAACAGACAAACGATGAAGTTATGCAGGAAATGGAGGTCTGGACTCCGGAAGAGTTTCAGCGATTTCTTGCGGTGGTCGATGTTCCAGTACTTAAGTTATATTTTGAGTTTCTATTCTGGACTGGGTGTCGGCGAGGTGAAGCCCTGGCTTTACAAAAGAACGATGTCTCTGACAAACATGCAACTATTCGGTATTCTCAGCGAGCTCGTAAAAACGGACTTAAGCCTACGAAAACCAAGCAGGTCAGGCGCATTGAACTAGATGACCAGTTATGGAATGATATTCAGCCGCTGTTGTTTGAAGATGGAGAATACCTTTTCGGAGGGGAAAAGGGACTTACTCCCAATTATGTGAGTAACCACTTCAACAAAGCTGTAAAAGACAGCGGTGTAAAACCGATTCGGATTCATGATCTGAGACATTCCCACGCTACGTGGTTAATAAACAACGGCGTTAACATTGTTGCGGTATCCAAGAGACTGGGGCACGCTACGATCGAACAAACTCTTAAAACGTACACGCACTTATTAAGCCAGACGGACCAAGAGATGATGTTCAAGATCAACGAATGCCGATCTCCTGGTGAGACAAAACCTGAGACAAATGGGATTGAAAACCCAAAAATTCCCCGGGTGGAAAATTCTGAAAAAGTCGCTGAAATAAGCCCCGTGAGACAAAATCGATGCGGCAGCAATACTTCAACACCGATTCCCCTCATCTGCTCTGAAATCGAGAAAGTCCTCTGAAATAGAGGGCTTTTTCATTTCGTGAGATATTCGTGAGACAAAAACGCGAAAAAATCATCTCCTTTAATAGGAACGAAAGGAGATAGAAAAATGAAGATTGAGCGTTCCAAGAAAATAACAGCACCAAGAGAAATTTGTTATGAGGACATTGTAAGATTTCAGAAAAAGAGATTGGAGCTTGAGAGATTAAAGAGCAGAGGCTTTTCATATGAGGACATTCAGGAAATGATGTTCATCAATGATAGGGCATTTAAGTTCCTTAACTCCATACCAATTGTATGTTAACTGAAAGGACTTACGAGTCCTTTTTTTTGTGCGAGGAACAAATATGGGAAGATATTTTAACGACGACTTATGCCATTCCGATGAACTTTACCATTTTGGCATTAAAGGTCAGAAGTGGGGTCGTAGAAGATTTCAGAATGAAGATGGAACTCTTACTCCAGAAGGGCGAAACAGATATAAAACCGATCCAGATTTCAGATACGAACAGAAGAAAGTATACAAAAAGATGTTCGATCAAATGGAAAACGAACCAAATTCCATTGTTAAAAAATACAATAGTAAGAATGAAAGAATCTTTGTTTCTAAAGATCAAGAATCTAGAGAGGCCGAAATAGATAGACTTGCAGACCTTAGACGAGATGCGCATTCAAAACATAATTTAGAAGCAGAAAAGAAATACGAAAAAGATATTAATGATCTACAGAAAAGATACGCTAAAGAATACGGAAAAAAATATAGCAATCCAGGAAACTACAATAACGATGGATCTAGAAAATACTCAGCAGAAATTCAACGAAAATTAGATAAAAATAAGGCGCCAATGAATTCTGCTGAGAAAGCTCTAAATATTGCGTCTTTAGGTTCTTACCAGGCCGTTAAAAGCGCTGAAATGAGATACCAAGGACAGTCAGAAAGAAGCAGGAAAAATGTTTCAAAGAACAGCCTTGCATTAAGGGGAATGGCTAGAGGAGCATCAAGTTATAATCACAGATTAGGCGTGCAAATGGGCAAAACGTTGGCCGCCTGTGGTGCTACTGCTGTTTATGAGCTTTCCGGAAGAAATCCAAATGTAAAGAAAGGCGCAATCATTGTTGGAAAAGCGATAAATGCCGCCGGCAATCTTTCTACGGCAATGGTGGATGGATATAACATATACGCACAAGTAAGAGATACGAAAAACGCATATAGTAGATCGTAAATATTATTAGTTTGGCTGAAACGCAGAGTCTATTATTTATATAAACTCTACCTCCTTTCAAACGCCTATTTACTACTTCGCTAATAATAGGCTCTGCGTTGACGCATATAAAGAAACTTTAAAGGAGAAAACATAATGGATAAGGAAAAAGTATTGGCAATCCTTAAACGAGCTGCCTGGACGTTTTTACAGGCCTTTCTGGCTATTTTTATTGCCAATGTGCATGAAGGACAGGCCGCTAGTGAGGTATCCTGGGGTCATATTTTTGAAGTAGCTTTGGTTGCTGGGATTCTTTCAGTAGCTAAAAGTTTTGTTGTTGGTATCCCAGAAGGTGTTACGGACGGGACACTCAATATTGATATTAAAAACCCTCATGTATGGCAGTTTGATTTTGAGAACGATCCGTATGGCTTTAAAGATAAGAACAAACTGGTTCTTAATGTAAAACAGAAAGAACTTTCTGAAGAAAATAAAGACAATGGGTAGATATTTTAATGATGAGTTGTATCATCATGGAATTCTTGGTCAGAGATGGGGAATAAGAAATGGTCCTCCGTACCCATTGAGCAATCAACTTAAGAATAAAACGCCTTACAAGGTAAAAGAGTTGAAAAACTATAAAGGAAAGTTATATTTCATCTCGCAAAAGGATATGGCAGACAAGACAATTATGCCAAGAGTCCCTAGCAATTATTTCATAAAAAACGGCTATGAAGATAGTTGGACAAAAAGGATATGTTTTTCTGATTCGATAGACGGATGTCTAAAAGGTTTAAGCCAAAACAATACAAACAAGAATTTTTATGTTTATGAAGGCAAATTAAAACCCAATCAGTCTGTTTACAAACCGAATAAGGGAGCCGTTCCAGACTCGGAAATAACAGGAGAACTTTGGGCATTGGAGCCGACTAAAATTCGCAAAGTTGGTCAAATCAGATGTACAGGTGATGACGGTAAACCAGGGATCGGTTTCGAGTATGGTAACAAAAAAGCAGAACTTTATGGGTGGAATTACAAATGGCTTAGCGAATAGCCAAATGCAAGCGAAAACATTATAGTGGTATGCGTAAAGCAGCAGGATTAGATTAGTTATATTTCGCGAATCTAACATCTCCTTTAAATAGAAAAGGAGACTAGAAATATGATCGATGAAGAAAAGATCGAAAAAGAATTACAAGAAGCATGGGATGAATTAATGCATCGAGGTATTGCTCAGAATGAGTACACAGTAGGAGTCAACAATATCGAAAAGATTGTTGATATTCGTACTCGATTAAGTGATTTCGATTTCAACCAGAAACATCGTGAAAATCGAGAGGAACGCGAATGGTTTAAAGCGACGACCGACAGACTTACAGCGGAAGCAAAAATGAATGACGTTGAAGCGAGGGTCACGACAGCTAAACTTGACGCCGAATCTAGGAAATATGATTCGGAAGCCAAGATTGAAGCAGCTAAAATCGACGCAAATGCGCGCATTAAGGACGCAGAAGCTAAAATAGAGTCGGCAAGAATTGAAGCAGAATCTCGTAAGTACGATGCTGATGCAAGAGTCGAAGCCGCTAAGTACGAATGTAGAACAAAAGCGATCGGTACTGGAGGAAACTTATTAATGACTGGTATCATTCTTCTGGCAGTGCTTGGGATGGACAAAGAAGGAAACTTCCCGACAAAGTATCTGACAATTTTAAGAGGATTAAAGATCTAGTATCAAAACTAAAAAGGCGCGAAATTAGCTCCGCCTTTTTATTTTTCGCGAAAATAACACTCCATAAAATAGAACGAAAGTTCGAAAGGAGATAGTTATGAAATTCATTGCAACAATTAGGTATCATGGATTAATGGAGGAACTTTTTACAAAGTATATTCCGCAGAGCATTGAAAAAGCATTTGAAGGCTTGATTTTTGAGGAACAGAATGAATTTGCGAAAAAATTCAACAGCATGATTTCGGAATGGAATTCTAAATGGCATGAAATCCATCCAGAATTAGAAGGAGAAATTATGGATGAAATTTCACTCATGAAATACAACCGATTCATCTACGAAAATTCGCAGTCAATAATCAAAGAAATCAATGATAATACAGAAAAAGCATTAGGAATTGCTCGGAAATTTGTAAATAATAGTATTCCGATGATTTGCATTGATCCAACAACATTGAACACCTATTTCGAAATTACAACTTTAGGAACTAGGGACGATGGAAGCTATGCAGAGATAATATTTACACCGATGGAGTAATAGTAAGAAGCTGCATAGCTTCTTCTTTTTCGCGAGATTTACGTACCCTATAATAGGAGGATATTTAATATGAATATCGAAAGTGCATATTATGGAGCAAATTTATTTTATATGACAGTTATTACATTTGCAGTATTAGTAACAATAATGTATTACACTGTTAAGCGAATTATTAAAGAAGTATTCAAAGCAATAAGATTTATATTAAACAATCGTAATAAAAAGGCGCATAATTAACAAAGCCTTTTTATTTTTCGCGAGATTTGCATGCATTATTATGAGAAAAGATTAGTGTGGAGATTACCACTCAAATAGGATTAATGGGAGACCGCCAATAGAAATATTGGAGACGTCGGTTCGAAGCCGGCCAGTCTTTTCTTTTTATTTTCGCGAAAATAACATGCCCTATAATGACACAAAAGGAGGACATAATAATGTTACACAGAACAAATGGAAAGCGTGTCTACACAGATTATGAGGCAAGGTTTTACACAGCGTGGAAGCAGAAGATGTATTCCGATCAGAAGGCGAAAGGACCCCAGGTTGAAAGGTATAAACCGGATCTCAAGTCAATTCGAATTAAGAATGGAAAAATCGTAATTGATATGGTGAGAGTCGGATAAATACAGAACCCAAGTTGGGTTCTTTTCTTTTTTCGCGAAAATCACATCTCTTATTATAGAAAAGGAGATAAAAACATGGAATTAGTAAAGAAGCATTATGGAACAACAGCATCACAGGTTATCGTTAAGGCAGATAGCGATCTTGAAGCAGAAGGAATTGAGTTATGTTTAAAGTATGGTTTTCGTATAAAAGGAGGTTATATTAAGAACCGTAAAAATGGACAGACAGAATTCGTATTCTATCCGAGAGCAGCTAAAAAAGAATTATCGGAACTTGATTTAAAGAAATTAAATGAAACTGTTACGAATTACGTGAATGATCCAACATTAGATTTAGGACAAGGAATAGAAACTCAGGTTTGGTGATATTTAGAAACCCAAATTTGGGTTTCTATTTTTGTTTGCTCGACAACGAAAGGAGATAAATGGGTATGTTTGGTTTGTCAGCTGATTTTATTGAAAAGATGATTGGAGGTAAGAAAAGAACTGAAAACTGGTATTCGTATTTGTTCGATGTGGTTAAAGCAAGATATTTAGGAGGTAGTGTGAAAAAAGCATATAGAAAGTATGAACTGTATTGCGAGTTGACCAATGAGCCTAAATTCCCATACGAAAGATTGATGGACATTTATGACCAGATTTACGCAATATACAAAGAGATTCGAGAGTTTTAATCATGGAGATATTTGAAGCATATAACGATTTTGCATTTATAGATGATATCGGAATAGTTGCCGGAACAGCTAAAAAAGCAGTAGACAAAGGCAGTTTATGGAAATTGCTTGGAAGTAACGACAACTATATTTTCGTCGAATGCATCAAATCCAAATTTAAAGATAACTTTGGAGTTCAATTTGGATTAGAGGTAAACACATTTAATAAGCATTTTACAAAGATTAAGTCATGAGCATCGTTTACGTGGATAGGAGGTAGACAAATGAGAGATTTAAAAGAAAAATCAATTAGCGTTACAGAATTTGCGAACCGCTATAACGAGACAAGGCCGCTTGGCAAAGACTTTATGCCTCTCGAACCTTCGTTCGTAAAACTCCTTTGCGAACAGGGGAGCATTCGGCATTCAACATTGCCTGCTCATGATGGTCGTAAAAAGGAAACAATTATGATCCCTGAAAGCGAACTCGACACGGTTGATATTCTGCTCAATGGAGACGAAGCGGCGGAAAACAAAACTACGGAAGCCAAACCGGTAGAATATGTGACTAAAGAGAAAGAATTTCTCACAAGCAAAGAAGCAGCAGAGATTCTTGGAGTGGATATGACTTATATTTCCACTCTTGGAAAGACCAATCAGCTCAAGAGAACTCGGATTCGTGGATGCGGTCGCGGCCTGCATTACGGTTACGACAGAGAAGATGTAATGCGATTTAAAGCCGATCGTGAACAGAAGATCGAACTTAAGAAGTCTGGCCAGTCAGACGAAGTCATTAAGCTTAAGAAGTATATTTCAGAACTCGAAAAGAAGAATAAGCAGCTTACATTCGAGAATTCTGATCTTAAAGATCGGTTGAACCACTCTATGTCAGAAGACAAAGACATATTTGAGGCATACCGTCATGGATTCAAAGACGGTTTTGAAATGAGAGGTAAAGAATAATGGCTAAAAAGAATCTGCTTGTAGTAGAGACAGGAAACCCGTATAAGGCTGATATTTACGGGTTTCTTTTCCGTAAAAACGCTGACGATCATGAAGTCAGTTATCGGACTCGTAAATTCGTAAGCCATGAGGGCGAGCGAGACTACAAAATTTACACAAGATTCAAAGCAATGGTTACGAAGGAACAGGAGAAAGCAATAAGAGAAGGCATTAAGAGCTCCTGGCTCCCGACATACAAGTACAACAAAAGTGGTTATATTCGCTATCAGGTACGCTCTGCATATGAGGGCGTACCTTTTCCGTTTGATATTCAGAAGGAGGTAGAGAAAAATGAAGAGAATTAACGGAAAAGAGTATTACACATTTACTGGGCTCATTAATCGAATGGATGCATGCAAGAGGCATGAGCACAATCTTACGGAGAAAGATATTCCTTCGAAAGTAACATTCAAAGGCGTGGCGTACTTTCTCACGGACAACTGTTCTTCTTATAGGAACGACTACCATACGCTTACATTTGATGTGGCGCAGAATTATAGCGATGATATTTCCAAGTATCTCACCGCTCACGAATTCGTCATCGATCCTTCGGAGGAAGAAGTTTCTGTGACTTCGTCTGAAATGTGGCTGATTCGTCACGTTGAGCAGTTCAGCAGGCATAAGATTAGTCACGTATCCGTAGAGGGTATTAAAAGAAATAATAGAACGTTATATTTCTGGGAGATTGTGAAAGGTAAGAACGATTGCTATGAATCGTGCTGCGCGATTGATATTCTTCCCGGAACGTTTGGCGGCTTTCTTCGTGGATGCAAATACCGGATCGAGAATATTCATGAAATGTGACGGAGAGTGGATTCTCCGTATTGAGTACACCAACAAGCGTGCAGAGCATCGGATTTACAAAACTGAATCCGGTGCCTGCAAGGCCGGTAAACGTGCTCAGCAGAAATACGGAGCGCATTGCAGGATATTTAAAGAGGTTGGATCTGTAAGACAGATCAGCCTCTTCGAAGTCGAACCGGAATATTAAGGAGGTATCAAAATGAGAGTAAATAAATGCTATTGCGATGTGTGCGGCAAGGAAATCGAACCGGATGCGCATACAAAACTGATTCTGATTAATAAAAAGATCGGAAAACACGGTATCGGAAGCGACACGATTAGGATCATTAATGAATCTCGTGGTGGAGTCGCCATGGACTTCTGCGAAGACTGCAAAGCAACAATTGCACTTCTGTTCGGAGGAAAATCAAATGAGTGAAATAAAAACAAAGATTTCCGTTGATACGCAGGAATTAGAAGACGCAACAGACTTGATTGATGAAGTTGGAGAAAGACTTCATAGTGTTGTTCCGAATATTGTTATCAGAAACAATCAGAACGTATATGTGACGGTCAACAATTTCAACGAGTCCGAAAAGCAGTGGTCAGAGGTGAAAGAAGGAGATGAATCAAATGTCGGCAAAGGGTAAAGTGAGCTATACCGAGTTGGTAAAGCAAGACTGGAAGAAACCAGACATGGTTAACCATCCACCGCATTACCAGAGTGAATCAGGGCTCGAGGTTATTGATATTATCGATGAGTTCGTTGACGATCCGGCTTCGTATTACAAGGGAAACATCATTAAATACGTATTGCGTTTTCAGAAAAAAGGCGGAGTTGAAGATTTGGAAAAAGCCCGCTGGTATCTCAATAAGTTAATTGCTCGAGAGAGCGTAAAGGAGGACTAACTAATGGAGATTCTTACATTCATGTTTTCATTATTCATGGGGTTCATCGCTGGATATTTCGCATCTCACCTGGCAGTAAACCAGCTTAACCATGATCGTAGAAAACTCGAGAAGGAGATGGCTGGTCATATTGATGATAATGACCGCCAGATTGTGTCTCTCAATCATCAGATTGAGGAGCTGGAAGAAATGGTACTTAGCCAGGACGATGTGCGAAATACTGATGGTGATATTTCGAACCAGAATTTCAAGCAGATTAAAGAGTTTATGCGGCAGCAGATCGCACTCAATGCCCAAGTAGACCAGGCGTTGCGAGTACTTCAGACTCTTACAGCAAATCCATATCAGGATTCTGATGACGAAGTTCTTGCTACGGTTTCAACAGAAACGGAGGTTACAGATGAGTAAGGCAATCGATGTGCCTGTTGATATTTACACGCATTTCGAACCGTTCTGCGAGGGATGCGATATAGCAGAACTCACATTAAACTGTGAATCGTTTGAATATGAAAACGGAAAACGCATGCAGTTTAACGAGCTTACTTGCGAGAATTTGAAGAGGTGCTGCAAGCTCATGGCGCATTTAAAGAGGGAGGCTGAAGAATCATGATGTTTATTGAATTAACTTGCAAATTTCCGCATAATCCGATAAAGAAAAAAGTTCGTATCAATGTAGACAAAATATTATATTTTCTTCCAAATTCAGTTGACGGTTCAAATACAATGCTGAATTGTGGTGATGGAAATATACTTGTAGCAGATGAAAGCTATGAAGCAGTTTGTAAAATGATTGAAACGGAGGAAGTCAAATGCTTTTCGAATTCCACAACTCAAACGGACCATTAAGAGAATTAATTATGGAATTAATGAACCATGGATATTCAGAGCGTCAGGCCCAAGATTTCCTGGCCAAATGCTACGTAACGTTTAATGCGATAATTGTTAAACGTTACGATGAAGAAATGGCGGGTATGCTTTGTGGCAAATGATCAATTATGTGTAGATGATTTGACTGGCGCATATTTTTATTCAACAGAAAGTTATATAGAAATGGCCGTTTTATCAATGTATAGTTTAATTCATGACTATGGGTTCGTGTCTAAAAACAAATGGTTAAAACTATTAAACTTGGCGCCAGTATCAGATGGGGACATGGTTGGTTGGAACAATAAAAACATTCCGTTCGACGTTGTATACTCCAAACGTCTTTTGCCAAATGGAAAATATTGCTTGGTAATTATACACGAAAATAATCCACCAAAGCCAAATTACAAATAATTGATATTCGCGAAAATTACATTTACTAAGATGAGACAGTAGAAAAACAATCTGCTGTCTTTTCTTTATCGCGAAAGGAGAAAGATATTATGAGCTTTAAAGAACTGATTCGGGCCGGATTGCATTCGTTACGAAGCCAGGCCCCAGAGATCATGCTAGGCGGCGCAATTGTATTGTATGGCGTTGCTATCTATGAGTCTGTCCGCGAGACTCCTAGATATTTGCAGGAGCATGACAGAGAAGAAATTGATCGCGGAGCTCCATTAGGGGCAAAAGAGGAAACGGTATTGATAATCAAGATCTATCGAGTTCCTCTTGTAATTTATGCGCTTGCAACTTTAAATGCGGTTGGCGCATATAACATTCAGAACCATACAATTATGACTCTGACTACTGGACTTAATACTTTAGCTTTAGCGTATAACAAAAAGATATCTGAATTCGATGATTATAAAAATGCAGTGATAGAAAAAATAGGAGAGCATAAGGAGAATCAGATTTCTAATGTAATAGCTCAAGAAGCAGTAGATAAGGTAATAAGCCCAAACGCGATGGTATATGAGACAGGTGAGGGTGATGTGATATTTATGGACAAATGGACAGGCATCATCTTCAAATCCTGTCAGAACGCAGTAGACAGAGCATTTCTGATCCTTGAAGAGGATTTGAAGAACGACGATTGGGTTCCGGTTGAGAGATTGTATGATATTCTCTTCGAACATAATCGAAAGTTTATGCCAAAGGTTGGAAGCAATAAGATCTTCGGATGGGAATTGGAGAAATGCGCAAACGAACGTAGATACGGAAATGTGTTAATTGATCATAAGATCGATAGCACATATAGTCCTAATTTACAGCAGGCAGTGACCGTACTTGAATACGTTCCGCAAGCGCCAAAAGGTAATTGGTGGTATTGAAGTGGTGGGTGGTTCGGATATTCCGATCCACTTTTACCATTTTAATAAAGAGTCATGTCAAAGAAAGTGAAAGGAGAAAAAAGACAATGGCAGAAGTAACTACAGCAGTACAGGAAGCAATGACTACAGCAGTACAGGAAGCGGTGGCAAAAGGAGTGGTGCAGGAGGCAGCAGTTCAGGTAGTTGAAACAACTAAGAAAGGCGTTGTTGATAAGGCTGTTACAGTAATTAAAAGCAACAAAACGCTTATTATGTGGACATTGGTATTCGCTGCAGTGGCTGCGGGCGGTATTTACTGCTATGAGCAGCAGAAGAATAAAGTCGTTCCTGTCGAAGAAAAGAAGTCTGAAGAGGACAAAAAAGACGGAAACGAATGATGTCCACTAAGTACGAGAGTGGCACCGAATACAAAATTAAAGCAGAGACTGAGCGTGGCAAAAAAGTCACGTTCAGTTCCTGCTTTTATATTGATGGAAAGTGGTGCAGAAAATGGTATTACGTTCCTGATGGAGGAAGACCAGAAGATCGAGGATCGAATCCAGATCAGGAACTTGGTTGGGAATACATTCCTTTATGGAATGATATTAAGATTACATCAATAGAAAAGGTGGAAAAGCCAAATGAATAAATTTCTTAATGTATGCAGTTGGTTGTGTATCGCAGCTGTCTCATACAAGTATGGTTATGAGCGTGGTGCAAATGAAATTATTATGGATATTGCTGATTGGGTCATTAGTGGTGACGCTGCTAAAGCGATGGCGCATCTTGCGGAAGAGGCGACTGAAGATATTCCCGATGAAAAGCCCAAATCAGATATCGCACTGACTAAAACCTTAAATTAATTCGCGAAAATAGCATGAACTATAATAGGACAGAAAGTCCGGAAAGAAAAGGAGATTGAAGTTATGTTTTTTAATGTACTCCGTATTGGAGCAGGAATCGCAGGAGCAGGCGTTGCCGGTTATGGCAGCCACATGGTGTTCGAGAAGGTATTCGAGGGCGTAACGCATACCACGGTAGAGAAAGGTATTCGCTATGTAACCGAAGCATCTATCGCAGCAGCGGCAGGAAAAGAGGCATACCGCATCTGCAGTTTCGGCAGAAACATGGAAGATGATGAAGAGATGATGGAGATTAAACTGAGAGAAAACTGGAACAACTTGATGAACAAGAAGAAGTAAGAAGCAAATTGAAGAGGTCATTAACTTGGCCTCTTCTTTTTTCCGCATGAAAGGAGATATTTATGGCGAACCTACCTAATGGCTATTCGGAACAAAAAGAAGATAAGAAAATAGAAAAGGTTGTCGAGGGAGATGTTGTAAAGAAGCGTAAATCCACTGGCGATAAGATATTAAGTACGTTTATTGCACAGGATCTCAAGACAGTCGGCAATTCAGTTTGGACAGAAATCGTTGTCCCTGGGATTAAAGACACGCTTAGTAGAATTGTTTCTAATGGCATTGATATGCTTTTATTCGGAGAATCTAGAACTCCGAGTAGAAACGCTCCATCAGGGAGCTATGTTAGCTATGCGTCGTACTATAGCAAGGGGCAGAGGAATGATAATTATAGAAATAATGTAATCGATCGTCGTGATTTAGACGAAGACATTACACTAACACTGCAGGATGCTAAAAAGGTTTTACGCACGTTAGAAGATATTATAGACAAATATGGGCAGGCATCCGTTGCAGATTATTATGATGCGCTTGGAATTACATCTAATTTCACAGACTACAAGTATGGATGGACTAGCGTTCGAAGCGCACGAATTGTACCGAAGGGCGGAAGATATATGATAGATCTGCCTGTCGCAACTTTACTTGATTGAGGAGGATATTTATGGGTTTTAAAGATACATGCCGAAAAATCGCGGCAGAAGCTGTTAAACATGAACCTGAACTTCTGTTCTTTGGAGGAATGGTCCTTGTAATCGGCGGAACAATTATGGTTGGTATTCAGTCCGCAAAAGTTGAAAACGTAATTGAGGACGATAAGAAAGCCATCGAAGACGTGCATACGAAAAAAGATAATTTAGATCAGAAAGAATATGGAAAAGAACTGGTCAAAAGTTATGGCGGTCTTGGTTGGACTCTGACAAAGCATTATGCATTTCCTGTAGCAGTTGAAGTACTCGGTCTCATTATGATGACGAAAGGTTACAATGTTCTTGACGATAGATATTTGACCGCAGCTGCCGCAGCAATCGCTTTAAAGATGGAGAACGATAGAATGTTCTCAACGATGTCTGACGAACTTGGTGTCGAGAAAGCTCTTGATATTAAGCGCGGTATTAAAGAAATCGAAGTGGAAGAAGTAAATGAAAAGGGTAAGGTTAAGAAAAAGAAAACCAAGGTTTACAGTAAAGATAATTATTGGAATACAACCGAACGACGCTATGCTGAATCTGGCCACTATCATGAGGTTGTATCAAATGATTGCAACGCGATGAATGACAACATTAATGAGCTTAAGATATTTCAGACATACGCAAACCAGTATTTAGCTGCTTCCAAGACAGGGACATGCACACTTAATGATATTTATAAGATTCTTGATTATGAGGAAACGGCATGGGGTGATGCGTTCATTTGGGACTATGATCCAGAGCATCCAGATGACCATATCAAATTTGGTATCGATAATCTTCTCGATCCAGCAACAAGAGAATGGTATCTGAAACAGAATGACGACATTTGGCTTACATTTAACTGCGATCGAGTAACTTTCGAGGATCCTAATGATATTTACAAGCTTGCAGATAGTGGAAAAGTCGCTCGTGGATCTAATCGAAACACTCTTGATAGTCTGTGAATTAGATATTTAAAGCTTTTGGATTCCGGGGTGAATATGTCCATCTCGGAATTCTTTGCTTTAATTGAACAAGGAGAATAGTATGTATAACGCAACTGAAAAAGTATTTATATTTGCTGCTGGTATTGCAATTGGTGCTGCCGCTGCATACATGTACCAGAAAGCAAAGGTAAAACTAGAGGTAAACTCGCAGTTAGAAATTATGCGAGAGTACTATGAAGAAAAGTATTCAGATAAGAAAGATATTCACAAAGAGGATAAGAAAGAAGCTAAAGTCAAAAAAGACTATAGCGATCTTACTCGCGTGTACACTTCATACGATGAACAGGAAGATATTAGTACGGAGGTTGAAAAGAAGTTAGCAGAAAATGAGCATCCGAAAGAAGAAAAGGATCCGCATGTAATTAAGGAAGAAGAATGCGGTTATGGTTATGATGAATGTGAAGTAACATTGTATGAAAAGGACATGGCTCTTGTGGATGATGCCAGTAATGAGGAAATTGATGCAGAGGAATCTCTCGGTAAAGAAAATCTCATTCTAGTTGCAAACGCTCCAGATGATGAGGACGTTTATATTCGCAATGAGCGTATGGGAATTGATTATATCGTGCATCGTAATTCTGGCAGTTTTAAAGAATTAATGTCAGAATACTATGGTGAAAATAGCGAGAAACATTAAAGACAACTACCTCTGTTTTCTTTATGATATTGTTAGAGATTCTAATCATGAAGATTACAGAATACTTTTAGATCGACTTCATTCTATACCATTCAGAGTCGTTGTGGATAGGGACTCTAATCGGTTACAGGATGGAGTCGATCTTCGTTTATATTTTTGTGAAAAGTGTGGGCTAGAGCTTGAATCTATTAATGAATTAGATGGAGAATGCTCTGTATTAGAGATGATGGTCGCATTGGCAAGAAGAATGGAGAATGATATTCTCTGGGATCCAGATTATGGCGATAGAACACCAATATGGTTCTGGCAAATGATAGATAACCTGGGTCTATCGAGTTGTACTGACGAGAACTATGACGCTGAAACGGACGATAAGGTAGTCCATACTATTGATATTCTAGTATCTAGACACTATTTTGCTGACGGTTTTGGTGGACTATTTCCGCTTAAGCATGCGACAGTAGATCAACGAAAAGTGGAAATTTGGTATCAAATGCACGCCTTTTTGCAAGAACACGATGACTAAATTGATATTTTTGTGCCAATTTACCACTTTACCACCTTATATATTAATACGCGCAGTTAATTTAAAGGTATATATAAAGTTTTTTGGGTGGTAAAGGTGGTAATTTGGCAATTTTTACTAAAGAAAGTAAAAGATATTCTCGCGAATTTAGTCTGATTAGGAAGGAGATTACACAATGTGGCACTCGATTTTCTAAGAGTCGAATACGAGATGATAAAAGGAACTAAGTTCCGAGTTCTTCCTCAATTTATTGTAGGAAAGTCCAAAGACCTGATGATCAGGGGTAAAGATTTCTATGCTATATGGGACGAAGAAGCTGGAGTTTGGTCCACCGATGAAGACGTGGCGATTAAATTAATCGACAAGGAAATAAAAAGATATTACAACGAAAACAAAGATTTGTTTGGAGAAGGGGCAAAAGTTGAATATTTAAGAAGAGCTTCAAATGGCGGAATTGACCGATGGCATAAGTTTGTTCAAAAGCAAATGAGAGACAATTATGTTCCATTGGATTCTAAACTAGTTTTCTTAAATGATGAACCTAAAAAGGAAGATTATGCGACCAAGCGATTACCTTACTCCATAGGTCCTGGTAAGACTCCTGCATATGATAAATTGATGGACACTATCTTCGATCCGGAAGAAAAACAAAAACTTGAATGGGCTATTGGTGCCGTGATATCTGGAGATTCGAAAAAGATCCAAAAAATGATGGTATTGTATGGTGGCCCTGGAACCGGAAAAAGTACTTTCTTAACGTATGTTGTACAAGAGCTATTCGATGGATATTATTCAGTATTCGACGCGAAAGATTTGGTCTCTAAGAATAGCCAGTTCTCTATGAGTTCCTTTAGCAATAATCCATTAGTAGCGATACAGCACGATGGTGATCTGTCGAATGCTCCGGATTTAACAAGACTTAACAGCGTTATCTCTCATGAGAAAATGATAATTAACGAAAAGTTTAAGGCGCCTTATGAACAAAAGATACAATCCTTTTTGTTTGTTGGCACTAATGAACCCGTTGATGTTTCTGGGTCTAAGTCCGGAATGACGAGAAGACTCATAGATGTTAGACCTAGTGGTAGAACGCTTTCTCCTGAAGAGTATGATGAAGTTACTTCTAAGATGACATTTGAGCATGGCGCTATAGCTGATCATTGCTTGAAGGTATATAAGAGATTAGGTGCGAACTTTTACAAGCGATATGAAGCTAGGGAGATGAAGTTTGAAACCGATTACTTCTATAACTTTGTTGCTGACAGGTTAATTGATATTGTTGAACTTAATGGTGGAAACGTTACATTAAAGGATGCGTATGACGCATACAAGCAATACTGTGAGGAATCAGAGATTAAGTTTAAGTACACATATGTAAAAGTTAAGTCTGAATTAAAAGATTACTTTGATATTTTCAAAGAAAGACAGAATATTGATGGGCGATTCGTTAGAAATTACTATTCGGACTTTAAGTACGACAAATTGGAAAAGAATGAACCAATTGTTGATATTCCGGATAGAAAATATAGCTGGATCAGCATGCGATCAATTCCGTCATTATTTGATTCAGAGTTCTCAAGATGTAAGGCTCAATACGAATTGAAATCTGGCGGCATGAAATCGAAATGGATGGATTGCACGACAAAGTTATCTGATATTTCTACAAGTAAAGTTCATTACGTTAAAGTACCATCGAACCTGGTTGTCATAGATTTTGATATTAAAGATAAGAATGGTAATAAGGATCCAGAAGCAAATCTAGAAGCGGCATCGAAATGGCCGGAAACGTATGCCGAATTTAGTAAAAGTGGTGCGGGAATACACCTGCACTATTTATATTCTGGGGACGTAACTAAGTTGGCGAACAGGTTCTCCGATGACATTGAAGTAAAAGTGTTTACAGGTGGTAGTTCGCTTAGAAGGAAGCTGAGCAAATGTAATGATATTCCCATTGCGACTATAAGCTCTGGACTTCCTTTGAAAGGAGACAAAAAGATGCTAGACTGGGACGGCATTGAAAACGAAAAAATGTTGAAGAGCATGATATTTAAAGCTCTTAAAAAAGGCCATCATGGTGCAACAAAGCCTGAAATAGATTTTATCGATAACGCTTTGAATGAAGCTTACAAAAGCGGAATTGTTTATGACGTTACAGATCTTAGAAGTGATATTATGGCCTTTGCTTCTAATAGCACACATAATGCCGATTATTGTGTTAAAAAGGTTAGTCACATGAAATTTAAATCGGAAAAAGATCCGATTCCGCTTGACGCTACAGATGACCGAATTATATTCTTTGACGTCGAAGTATTTCCAAATTTGTTCGTACTATGTTGGAAATATGCCGGCACTCCTATGAAAAAAGAATATGTCTATAAAATGATAAATCCTACGCCTAAAGATGTAAAAGCAATAATGAATAAAAAAGTAATAGGATTTAATAATAGACGATATGACAATCATATTGTGGCGGCAAGAATCATGGGATATTCCAATTCAAGATTATACAATCTTAGTAAACGTATTATTGATGGGTACGAAGATGCATTTATTGGCGAAGCATGGAATCTATCAGAAACAGATATTTACGATTTTTGCTCTGAAAAAATGAGTCTTAAAAAATGGGAAATTAAACTTGGCCACCATCACCAAGAAAACCATTACGATTGGAATAAGCCTATAGACGAATCTCATTGGACGGAGATAGCAGATTACTGTGCAAATGATGTTTTGGCGACAGAAGCAGTATTTAACGCCCGTCATGAGGACTTCGTAACAAGAGAGATCCTATGTAAAGCAGCAAATATTCTGTGCCCGTCGATTAAGTCGACATTGAACGATACAACAAATACTTTGACCACTAGAATTATATTTAGAGGAGAGAAGAATCCTCAAAAAGAATTCGTATACACCGATCTGAGTGAATTATTCCCTGGATATTCTAAAGAAAAAGATGAAAACGGTAAGATTCATAACATGTATCGTGGTGAAGACGTTGGCTTCGGCGGGTATGTATACGCAGAGCCTGGGATTTATACAAATGTTGCACTGCTTGATGTAGCATCAATGCATCCTCATTCCATAAAAGCTTTAAATTTATTTGGAAAGTACACTAAGAATTTCAATGAATTAATGGATGCTAGAATTGCGATCAAACATGGAGATTATGAAAACGCAAAGAAGATGCTTAATGGTGCGCTTACAGATTATATTTCGGATGATATGACAAAAGAGAAAGCGAAGTCATTAGCACAGGCATTAAAGATTGCGATTAATTCCGTGTATGGTCTTACTAGCGCCAGCTTTACTAATCCTTTTAGAGATCCTAGGAATGATAATAATATTGTTGCACTTAGAGGCGCCTTATTTATGGTCGATCTTAAACATGCTATTCAAGAAAAGGGATTTACAGTTTGCCATATTAAAACCGATAGCTGTAAAATTCCAAATGCCACAAATGATATTATCCAGTTTGTAATAGATTTTGGTAAAAAGTATGGATACGATTTCGAGCATGAAGCGACTTTCGACAGGTATTGTCTTGTTAATAATGCTGTTTATATTTGCAAAGTTAAAGATGGATCTGAAAATGGTGCTGGTCCTGGAGAATGGAGCGGAACTGGAACCCAGTTTAATAAAGAAGCCAATCCATATGTATTCAAAACGTTGTTCAGCCATGAGCCGTTGATATTTACGGATAAATGTGTTACCAAAACTGTTACTGGAACTTCTTCGTTATACTTAGACATGAATGAAGGAGCCGAGGATAAACACAATTATATTTTTGTTGGTAAAGCTGGCCAGTTTTGTCCAATGAAACCTGGAACTGGTGGTGGAATACTGTATAGAGAGAAAGATGGAAAGTATTTTGCTGCTACTGGGACAAAAGGTTATAGATGGATGGAGTCTGAAATGGTAAAAAATCTCGGTAAAGAGGATGATATTGATACTAGTTACTTTGATTCTTTAACCGAAGAAGCAAAAGAAGCAATAAACGAATATGGGAATTTCGATTTGTTTGTTTCTAATGAACCATACATTGATATTTATTCGGATGAGCTTCCGTTTTAAAAAGAGAAAAGGAGATTAAAATTATGACACAGGTTACTAATAGCATTAGGATTCATAACGCTAATATTTTTCATGGCAGATTTAGAAATTTTGCCGGTAGACCGACTGCTTTTGATCGAATCGAAGAAGGAAAAGATGTTTATACAAGAACGTTTTGCGTTGAACTGAAAGAAAATGATCCGGACTATGAATACGGAGATCGTCCTCTCGTAATTGATAATTTGATTGCCGATGGATGGAACATTAAAACTCTCGCTCCAAAAGAAGAGGGGGATGAACCGGTGTTTTATATTCAGGTTAAGGTCCAGTTTGGAAGGATTCCTCCGAAGATTCGCCAGAGATCTAGCAATGGAGATGTTGATCTCGATGAAACCACCGTTGATTCTCTCGACTGGGCTGACATTACAGATGCTAAAATGATAATTCGTCCATACAATTATGCTCCTGGTAAAGTTTCGGCATACCTCAAAACTCTTTTCGTTACCATCTCTGATAGAAGCTATAAAGATGATGACTTCAATAGCTTTGATTGATATTAATGGCAATTAAGCTATCCGATTACCAATTAGATGCTATTCATAAGTTGAAGAATGGAAATATTTTAGTAGGTGGTGTTGGTTCTGGTAAATCTAGAACCTCCATTGCCTACTTTTATATTTGTGTTTGTAATGGTAGTTTAAAGATTAACGGCTCTGGATTCAACAGAAAGCCAGCTAATCCAATGGATTTGTACATTATTACAACTGCGAAAAAAAGAGATTCTAAAGAATGGGAAGGCGAACTTGCACCATTTGGATTGTCGACTGAATATGAGAATAATGATATTCATGTGACTGTAGATTCGTGGCAAAACGTAAAAAAGTATATAGGAGTATCCAATTCGTTCTTTATATTTGATGAAGATAAGGTTTGTGGCTATGGAGTTTGGTCTAAGTCATTCATCAAAATTACTAAAAAGAATAAATGGATTCTTGCTACTGCTACACCCGGTGACAAGTGGGAAGATTATATTCCTGTATTCATTGCTAATGGGTTCTATTCTAATATTACTGAGTTTAGAAGAAAGCATTGTATCTATTCATACTGGTCTAATTTCCCAAAGATAGAAAAGTATATTGGCATCGCTGAATTACTAAAGCATCGCAATGATATTATTGTTGAGATGAAGTATAAGCGGCCAGCCATAACGCATCATGTGGATATTCTAGTTGACTATGATAGAGAAGAGTATAAGAATTTAATGCGCTTAAGATGGAATGCTTATGAGAATAAGCCGGTTGAAAACATTTCAGAGCTATGCTTTTTAATGCGCAAGATCACAAATTCTAATGAGTCTAGAGTTATCGCACTTAATGATATTCTTTTAAAGCATAACAAAATCATTGTTTTCTATAATCACGATTATGAGCTTGATATTTTGAAAAAGAATGCTGAGGCATTAGGCATTCCTTATTCGGAGTGGAATGGCCATAAGCATGAACCAATACCAAGCACAGAATCGTGGATATATTTGGTTAACTATATGTCAGCAGCAGAAGGATGGAATTGTATAGAAACCGATACAATGATATTCTTTTCGCAAAACTATTCATACAAAACTATGGTTCAGGCTGCTGGAAGAATTGATAGAATGAACACACCGTTTAAAGATTTGTATTACTATCATTTCAAGTCAAGATCGTCGATTGATATTGCTATTTCAAAAGCTCTAAAAGAAAAGAAAACATTCAACGAATCCAGATTCTTCTCGGAATAAGCACCGCGAAAAAAACATCGCGTATAATAGGAGAAAAGAGAGAATGTCATCGAAAAACGGCATTCTCTTTTATATTTTTAAGTCTATGTTGGAGAGCGAATTTCAATCTCGTTTGATCAAAGAACTTAAAGAAACCTTTCCAGATTGCATAGTTCTTAAAAATGATTCTGGATATTTACAAGGTGTTCCGGATTTATTGGTTTTAAACGGGAATAAGTGGATAGCATTGGAGTGCAAAAAGAATCTTAAGGCTAATCATCAGCCTAATCAAGATTACTATGTAGCGAAAATGAATGATATGTCCTATGCGGCATTTGTATGCCCAGAGAACAAACAGGAGGTAATGAATGATATTCGAGCAACGTTTGGAACTAAAAGGAAAACACGCACCTCTAAGTCCAAGTAAATGCAGTTGGCTTAACTATACCGATGAAAAACTAATTGATGTTTATAAGAACTCGATGGCAACCGAGATAGGAACTATTCTTCATAGCTATGCGGCCGATCGAATTACTTTTAAAGCAAAAATGAATAAGAATGAGAAACAAGGCGTTCGATTGGAGTTGCTTAGAAACAAAATACCAGATAGTTTAATAAACGTTGATTTATATTATGACAACTTAATGCTATACGTTAACGACGCTATAGGGTTTGGACTAACCCCAGAGGTAATTTTATATTATTCAGATTATGTATTTGGAACGACGGATGCTATCAAGTATGATGAGAAGAAAAAGTTTCTAAGAATACATGATTACAAGTCTGGATATTCTAAAGTGCATATGGAGCAGCTTGAAATTTATGCTGCTCTTTTCATTTTGCAATATGGTAAGAAGCTTGGATTTACGGTCAATGATATTTCAATGGAGCTTAGGATTTACCAGACGCCAGAAGTGATAGTGCTTTCTTCTGATGACAATGCTGTTGACCTTAAGCGTGATATTTACGACATCATGAACAAGATAGTTCATAACAGCTTAGTTCTAGAGGATTTTGGAGGTAATAAGCGCAAATGAATGACAATGATATTCTTATTCATTATGGTACACCTAGGCATTCTGGTCGCTATCCATGGGGATCCGGAGATAATCCATATCAGCATGAAGGATGGTTCTTAAGTAAAGTCGATGAGCTTCAGAAAAAGGGACTTAGCGAGAAAGAAATTGCTAAAGAACTTGATATGACAACAACCGAGTTAAGAGCTAGAAAGTCAAATGCAAAAAGTGAAAGAGCTGTGAATAATTATTATGAGGCGGTTAAACTCCGTAATAAAGGATGGAGTTATGACGCCATTGCTCAAAAGCTTGGATATCCTAATGAGTCCTCTGTTAGAACTTTGTTGAAAAGAGACATTGAGAGTAAAACAAAGGCCACATCTAACACTGTTGATATTTTGAAAAAAAGTGTATCAGAAAAGGGATACATTGATGTTGGTCTCGGTGTTGAGTCACAACTTGGAGTTAGTCAGAACCGATTAAAAAATGCTGTTCAGAAACTTAAAGATGAAGGCTATACAGTTGAAACTATTTATATTGAACAGCTTGGAACTGGCAATCGTACAACATACAAAGTTCTTGCAGCGCCTGGAACAACTTGGTCTGATATTCAACGAAATAAAGAAAAGATCTCGCTTCCGATTGCCCATGTTGAAAGAGAAACTGGTAAAACCAAATATGGTCTAGATCCGATTAAAAGCGTAGACCACAATCGAGTTCTTGTTAGGTATGCCGAAGAAGGCGGCCTTCAAAAGGATGGAGTAATCGAATTACGTAGAAATGTTAAAGATCTTGATATTGGTGGGTCAAGGTATGCTCAGGTAAGAATTGGAGTTGATGGTAGTCATTATATTAAAGGAATGGCCATGTATTCAGATGATATTCCTGACGGGTATGACATCGTATTTAATTCCAATAAACCAATTGGCACTCCAATGCTTGGAGATAAATACAACAGCGTATTTAAGCCGATGAAAGATGATCCTGATAATCCTTTTGGAGCTGCCATTAAACCTGGTGGACAAAGAGGCGCTTTAAACATTGTAAATGAAGAAGGAGACTGGGGCGAGTGGAGTAAAACATTATCATCACAGTTTCTTTCGAAACAAAGTACAGAACTTGCGAAGCAGCAATTAAAGATTGTACAGGATGAACGTAAAGAAGAGTATAATGATATTCTTTCGGTTACGAATCCAGTAATAAAAAAGAAACTGCTTCTCTCGTTCGCAGATGGTTGCGACAAAGATGCAGAAGATCTAAAAGCAGCCGCTCTTCCTAGGCAGGCAACGCATGTGATATTACCAATTCCAAACATGAAGGAAAATGAGATCTATGCGCCTAAGTATGATAATGGAGAGCAAGTCGCATTGGTTAGATATCCTCATCAAGGGATATTTGAAATTCCTATTTTAACGGTTAATAATAAGCAGAAAGATGCAGGAAGATTAATCCCTGGAGCATCTGATGCTGTTGGAATTAATGCCAAAGTAGCCGAAAGATTGTCCGGTGCTGATTTTGATGGTGACACGGTTCTTGTTATTCCAACAAAAGGTAAAAAGATTAAAAGCATGCCGACTCTTGAAGGTCTTACTGATTTTAATCCATCTAGAGATTATCCTGGCGGAGTTGCTATGGGTCTTCCGGAAGTTGGAAAGCCTAGAAAAGAAGGCGGTGACGGATTCCGAAAAGGATTTGAAATGGGATCGGTATCAAACCTTATCACTGATATGACTCTTGCTGGCGCATCAAAAGATGAACTTACAAGAGCTGTTAAACATGCTCAAGTGATAATTGATGCCGAAAAGCATCAGCTTGACTGGAAGAAGTCCGAAAGAGACAATGATATTCGTGGGCTAAAGCTAAAATACCAAGGCGGCGAAAGAGCTGGAGCTGCTACACTGATATCCAAGGCTTCTGGAGAAGATAGAGTTGACGAAAGAAAGCAGTGGTACTTATCAAAAGATACGATAGATGCTGATGGAAACAAAATCTATAAAGAAACCGGAAGAACCTATACTGATAAAAATGGTAAAGTTAAAAAGTATCAGACTGTAACCACAAGAATGGCAGAGGCTAAAGATGCGTTCGAACTTTCTTCTGGGACATTAATGGAAAGCATTTATGCTAAGCATGCAAATATACTGAAATTTTTAGCTAACAATGCTAGAAAAGAAGCGGTTAAGTGCTCTCCGTTGAAAAAATCTCAGTCCGCTGCTGATATTTACGCCAATGAAGTTGCTTCTATTAGACAGAAGCTTACTGTTATTCGACAGAATAAGCCGCTCGAAAGACAAGCTCAATTAAAAGCTAATATTAGATATTTTGCCAAGCAAAGAGAAGCAAAAGAAGATGGGAGAGAGTTATCAAGCGACGATAAAAAGAAAATTCGTAATCAGTTGCTTAATGAGGCTCGATTAGAAGTCGGATCGATCTCCAAGCGCCAGAGAGAAATGGTTCTTACTGATAAAGAGTGGGAAGCCATTAATGCTGGCGCGTTTAGCGGCCATGAACTCGGGCAAATCATTGATAATATGGATCTTGATGAAGTTAAACAAAGAGCTACTCCGCGTACTGATAATTCTTTAAGTTCCAGCAAAGTATCTCGTATTAATAACATGTACAATATGGGATACACTCAAGCAGAGATTGCCGAAAGAATTGGTGTTTCTGCTTCAACTGTTGAAAAATACATAGAAAGGTAAGGACTGATATTTATGGAAAAAGTATGGGTGACAACCAGCGACAATCCATATGATTACTTTACCGAGTACGATAAGTGGTACGAATTCGATGAGTCTCACCGATATTCTACTTCAGGATTAGTTGCAAGAATTGCTAGAACTAATAATGAGTTTAGTGATGAGCAGATTGAGAAGGACATAGAACGAGCAGTTACTGATATTTGCCGTAATGGCGGATTATACCTAGCTATGGTTACAGATGACCCGAAGGTTTTCTATAAACGAATTGAAAGATCATAGTTACTGATATCCTGATAAGTGCTAATGGTACAATCACAAACTATTAGCACTTATCGGAATACATTTCAAAACCCTTACACTGATATTTGGGTGCTATTTAATACCTTTACCAATGCTATATACGTTGTATCTGTATACTATACATACCTATACACTGATATTTAAGTGCTATTTAATACCTTTACTATAGCTATGCGTTGTGCCTGTATACTATACATACCTATACACTGATATTTAAGTGCTATTTAATACCTTTTCGAATGCTATTCGTTGCATCTGTATACTATACATACCTATACACTGATATTTAAGTGCTATTTAATACCTTTACTAATGCTATACATTGTGTCTGTATACTATACATACCTGCGCATTACTATTCACCACTCTTGCTTATGCGCACCTATACACTGATATTTAAACGTTATCTAATTTAACCCTTTCGATTTAGTGTCACTTTAGTTATGTGTCATAGTAAATAAGATCGAACTTGTGATTAATAACTATGTATAAAGAATAGCACTGATATTCATGTTCACTAAAGTTTAATAAAAAGTTTGATTAATAATTAATTGAACAACAAAATTAGTTTTTATTATCCATTACTATGTCACCCTAGTGGAGTCTATTGACCCTATAGGGGGGTCCGCCAAAACCACACCCCCTCCTCGAT